GTGGCGGACGGCCCGCTCATATTCGCGGTCGATTTCAACGGTGCCGGTTTCATTGGCCGGTTTTAACATGCAGTTGTCTGGGCACGTTCCAAACGTTTGCCCGCTGCCCGCGCGATATGTGACGGCAATTCCGGACGTTTTATCTGCTCGGCTTACTTCCACACAATTTAGCATCATGTGTTCCATGGGAAAGATGAGGAAAAACGGACGGCCCGCTCAGGGTCTTCGGCGGCGCTCTCAGCGGCAACCTCGCGATCATATTCTGCGGCTTCGGCTTCGGCTTCGGCTTCGGCTTCGGCTTCGGCTTCGGCTTCGGCTTCGGCTTTAATTCTCGCAATTAATTTGGTGCGCGACAGGGACGGTCCAGGCCGGTCATGCATTCCGGCGTCGGCCAATATGTCGCGAATTGTCGGCAATGCACCAACGAAGCGATGCAATTGTTTGGAGCGATTTTGGTCGCATTCCTGGCAATACATATCAGTGCAGCCGTGCCAGGATTTATCACCATCCCATTGAAATTTTTCAACGGCGAGCGTTAGATTTTTGAATAACCATTGTTCGAGCGTTGTCATTGTTAACCTCCTATATATAAGACAACTCCGACAATAGACCGGCACAAAAGAAAACGCCAGGGAAAATTTCCCTGGCGCTGTAGCAACATTTAATGGCGCGGATTATTTGGGAAGAACAATCGCTGCGAACCTCTGAGGAATAACAAACGACGCATTACAAAAGGCGCAACAGCGACCCCCCGGCACGACGGGTTCAGCATTGTGTCCGTGCATCCAAGTTCCCACACTTTCGATATCCCCACCGCATATGCAGCAGGTTTGAGTCTCTGTTTCATAAACGTCAGCCATCAACATCCTCCTATGTGGCGAAATAAAATATCACTCCCCTTGTATATAGGATTTTACGGGAATAGCAACATAAAAAGAAAACGCCAGGGAAAAAGCCCTGGCGCTGTAAAAGTATCCCCGAAAAATTATCGGCGGCGGCGTTTTTTGTTTGGCTCCTCTTCCGGTTCAAGCCACACGGCTAATTTTTCTGCTAGCCTGTACAACCATTCGGCGAACCATTCCATCTATTGGGCCTCGCTGGTCATAAATAGCCTTACCAACTGGTCATAAATAGCCTTACCGTTCTCTGTCAGGCTCTCATACCCGCGATGCAACATTCCGGGCGTGTAGTATTGCCCAATTCGGCAAAGTTTCGCGTAAAGCTCAGACCACTGACCACCGTGCCAATCGGCGGCATGCCAGTAGTGGGCTTCGACGATATCAAATCGGTCCCAATATGGTGTCGGTAATAGACCATCGTTATTTGCCATCTATTCGTCCTCCTTGTCAGCATCTAGCAAAACTAGGCCGCACGTATCGCATTCAAGAGAAACGGCTTGTTCGCCGTACTCGACACAAACAATTTCATGTCCTAGATGCTGTCTAATGTCGTCGTATAAATTTTGCAAATCCAAAGCCATATTTATTGGGCCTCCAGCCATAGGTTTTCTATAGCCTCAAACCCTGCCCGAGACATGGCAGAAACTATATGTTTTCCGTTCTGTTCTAGGAAAAGCTCGGCTTGTTCTGTGCTGAATTCTTCGCGAGCAACAATCCAGCAATCAGTAACAGTAAAAGAACACGATACGCTGTTTTCTAAGGACTTGCGGTATTCCGATGCGGCACTCATTTCTCGTCCTCCTGTTTGTGTACGGGACTTATCTTATAAGCTAGTCCAGGGGGCAAATCAACCCATAAAATTCTTCAAATTTATACGGCTCCGCAAAAGTTGCCACAGGCTCCACGGCTGATAGACCGCACATGCGCAACTCCACAACATCAGCACCGCGATAACAGCTAATAGTAAGACTGGAATCGCGAGCAACAATCCAGCAATTTGCGTGAGCATGTCTACTAAGCCACGCACATTGGTGCGGCGACAAGTTGATTTTCTTGTGTTTGACAACTTTTAGCTCCAAAAAACAAAACGCGCCGTTTTCCGCGCATAACATCACGTCGGGAACGCCAGGGGTGGCCCAGCTTTCTAACCGGGTTGTCTCAATCCGGCGCGTCTTCGTCTTCTGTAAGCCCAGCTTCAAGAGTTTCCACAGACCCGCTTCCCGGTTCATCGCCGCTCTCGGAACTTTGTTCTTCGATTTCTGTGGGGGTGATATCGATAACAGATTCTTCAAAGCCCTGTCGGATTTTTTCAAGTTCGGCCTCCACCTGCTCACGGCTGAGGGACTCGATGGCCCCAGTCCGCACCTCTGATTTATTTACGTAAATTCCACCCTGCGCCATGCCTCGAAGGCGCTCGGCCTGGACGGCGGCTGACCAAGCATTGTTTTCTACACATTTGTCTCTAAGCACCTGAAGATCGCGTACGTGGCGCTTGTAGCCAACTTCGTATTTTTCATCTAGCTCCGCTCTGTAACGCTCAATTTCTCGGGCTACGTGCGGACAGATATTTGGGTTCATCATTTCGTGGGCGCGACTGTGAGAAGAGCCGGGGGCAAATCCGCTACGTATAGCGGCCTCTCGCGCCGTGATTAAACCGTCGTTACTGACGAGTTCCATCACAAATTTCTGTTGTCGCCTCGTTAGAGGTTTATCCAATAATCGTGCAATTCTCTTTTTTTCGTCCATGTTTTCCTCAACTAAATCAGTACCTTACAAGTCTTGTTAACACAAACTCTTGATTTGTTAACACCGTAAAGTCCCACATATATCCGCCAAACAGTTATTTTAAGTAATCGCACCCCGGTTTTCAAGTAGCTTTTAACCTAAACTAACTAAAATCGTGTTGACACCGCCGTTTTGCCGTATACGTTGGTGTTAACAAAACGTCTCTCGTAACCCTCTATAACATAAGGAAAATATAGCCTGTTAACAAAGTTAACGCCTGTGACACCATACTACAGCGATTTTGAAAAAAACTTTATTTGTAAATTACGTGCTTAGGTGTACACGCTGTTAACGACTTCCTAGAGTACGAACCGCGTCCTTTTTTGGGCCGCACAATCCGTGGTCCGAGGGCCCTGGATCGCAAAGCTCGGGCAACCGGATTTATGCGTCTAAGCTTTCTCTTTTTCATTGCGCTCCGCGTCAAATATCCCGTCCAAGTCAAGTTCAAGCTCTCTTTCGCAGTACAACGTGATAACGCTGCTCCAACCGTTTATTTTTATTTGTAGCACTTTGTAAGGATCGTCAGGTGTATCTACGAGTTCGGCCTTCAGCGAGAGCGTTTTGACGTTGTGTATTTGCAATTCCATTTGGATTCCCCTGTCACCCTGAAACCGGAACGCAGGCCCACCAGTCCGCCTGGATCAAGATTGCGTGGGCCGTGCAGCTTGCTTCGTCGGCCAACCCCGCGAACCAATAATCGATCTCCCCTATCACTGCAATCAGGATGTACATTTTTCACCTTGGGAAGAGCGTCTTGTCCATTTGTGCGGCCTGTACAAAACACCTTTGTTGATTGATTTAGCGCGGTTACAGTTTGCACATAGTACCTGCAAACCACCGGGATTTTCTTTCAAATAGGAGATAAGATAACGAGGGTGCATTGATGTCCTTCTTATGTGATCCGGCCCCCATTTCTTGTTTATTTTCGTTCTGTGTGCTTTGCCATCGTTCTGCACATGATCAATTTCAAGATACATCGGGTCTTTTTCCCCGCAACACACACAACGGTTGCCTAACAAGGAATAAAGTTTTTCCTTGTTGCGTTGTCTGTATTTTATCTGTCCTTCCCTACCCGCCTTTCTCATACTGTGTTTGCTACAAAGTTTGTTAGCTAGACCACGTTTCATGCTTAACCAAGAGTATTTGGCATCACAGCCTATGTGTTCACAAACACCCACATAGTGGGTATGCATACATTTTTGATTGCAATATTGTCTCGTGGAGCCTTCTTTATGGCTCTTATTTATTTCTTTTTCTTGACGATAAAACACCCTGGCGCAGTCTGGATTGTCGCACTTGCAACGATATCGCACACCAGTTCTAGTGAGGCTATGGTTTCGGCCACAAGTCCACGAGACTTTTTCTTCTTCTAGTATCATTGTCTATCCTCCCGTCGCCTTTGTAGCGCGGCATCATAAAAGTACTCCGCGTGTTGTAACCAGAGGCGGCGCATGTCTGCGTCTTCGGCTTTTCTTGCAGCGCGGCGCACGGCAGCGAGGCGGCGCATGATTTCAACGCCTGAATTCGTTGTAGGCCCCTTTTTTGCAAATTCAGGCATTGTGTGGCCCTATTCTTGAAACGAGACATCCGACGCCATTAACGTTGCGGCGTTGCATGTAAGGCGCGCGGCTGCGCTTCAGCGTGGACCGTGAGCCGGTAAACGCGGTGCTTGAAGACGGCTCCGTTTCTGCGCGGCACACGGGGCACTTGTCGTTACACGCGCACGACCAAGCGTCCATCCAGACTTCTCCACAGCGGCTGCACTCGTAATGGTTAACGATCCAATCTTCCATTTGTCATCCCTTTCGGTGAGTGTCCGGCATAGTCCCATACTATGGGATAGTATGTCAAAAGTTTTTTCTGCCGGATTGAGAAGGCCGGAGCGTTCCATTTTATTGGTTGTTGACGAGATGGGTTTCGTAGGTCTGAACTAAGTCGAGGGCCTCATCCCAGTCATAGGCTACGTGTCCTACGAGCGGGTCTTCTTCGTCGCTCATGTCGGGCGGCGGCAGAACCCAAATTTGGCGATACCCGTCAGCATTGTCGATTTCAACATTAACCCTTAGTTTTTTTGCAAGGCGTCGGGTTTTGCCTCGCGCAGAGGCGAAAGGGTCCTTGGGCCGTGAAACGTCAATCGCGGGCTTGGTTACGTTTTCTGAGGTCAGGAGATAGACCTCCGCGACCCTGGCGCGCCGCTTCACTCGTTTGTCGCGGATGCTAACAATTTCTCCCGTTCTGCCGCAGACGTAGCGTCTACCGCTGATGAGTTGCCAGTGCCAGCCCGCAACGACGAGGAAAACACGGCCCGGAATCCTTTCTCCTCGGGACATCCGGAGCCACGCAGCGAGCGTTGGCCCGGTTGTTCGATTGAGATTGGGATACAGGAAAATTTTCCCCATCTTGATGCCGCAGGCACCGAGAGCCCTACTGATTTGCAGGGTGCTTGTTCCAGTGATCTTACGCTTCCCGGACTGGAGACGGATCAGCCGTGCGGCCTCTCCTGTCGTCATGCCCGTAACCGCCGAAATGATCGACGGCCCGCAAAAGCGGTTTTGATCTTTGCTGTGGTTAACGGCATTGATTTTGAGCTTCATGGTGACCTCCATTTTTTTGGAAGGCTCCGGCCCACTCAATCAGGCAAATTCTTATTCACAATGTCAAAGAGCGCGAGACCTCTCGATCTCTTATCTTATATGATCTTAGCATATCCCATACCTTGAGTCAAGCGACTTATCCACAGGGAGGTCACTTTTCTGTGGATAAGTTGAAGAAAGTTGTGGATAACTTTAGAACAAAAGGGGGCCGCTCGCCCGCTCATGTCGGGCGGCGGGAGAGATGGCTATATCTCTTTGTCATTGTCATTGTTCAAGACTTCTTCCGCACATCCGACGACATCGCCTGTCATATCCGGGTCTGTTCGCGCAATAAACGCCCACAGCAACTCATGCAATTTTAAGACATAACTCTCTTTTTTAGTGTAGCTAGGTTCGCTCACTTCAGATTACCTGTCCACTCGTTCCGTATTTTGTTGCAATAAATGGTCCCGCTCAAATGGCTCCGCCCCCATTTTTTCCGGAGATAGGTCAGCAACCCAATCAACAAGTTCGCTGAACGGAATAAACCGAGTAATCAGAGCGACGTCGAATGTCGATGCGAGCCTTCTCAGAGTGGTCAACGAATATTTTTCATATGACGGGTCTTCCATCACGGAGATTCGCGAAGGAAAAATGCCAGCCCTTTCGGCAAGCTCCTTTTTGGTCCAGCCACGCTGCTCCCGAATAGTTTGAATTTGAGCGGCGATATTCGCCGAAAGATGAGTGGCCACAAACGCCTCACGACCAGATTTTCCCCCGCGCATTTTTTCCCAGAGGTCTGCCCTAATTGTATCGATGGACTCGGACATACTGAGGTGTCCTTTCTCTACCAGTTTCGCTCGTTTTTCCGCTCGGACAATTGATGCCCTACGCCCATAATGTATCACAATAATATCAACAACGCGACCTGAATTGATAAAAACATACAGCGGATGATCTGGCGTTCTTCGGGTTACATGGGCGGCTGTAACGGAAGCCCCGCAGGACGGCGTTGAGACTTATCTTGCGGATCAGTGGCCCCCACTAGTCGGAGATGCGTTTCCCCGTGCGACTCCGATTGTGGTGAACTCTCCGTGGTAGTGGCGTCTATCCCCGCCAAGATGGCATCCAGGGTCTCTCTCAGTTTCATATACTGATACCACGCCCACGGCGGCTCTTGTCCTGCCGCAATTTTGTCCTGCGCCCAGGCGCGAACTTGTTCAAGCTGTTCTTTCATAATCAAATTCTAACTTAGGACAGTTAACACCAAATTAGGACAATACCGCCTCGCCGCCACCCTAGCCCAGAGAGCTTTTGAACTCGGACAACTGTTTGCATCGGTTGCATATCCTGTTGCCCGACCACTCCGAAATAAAATTTGCGCCGCAAAACAGGCATTTTCTTTTGGCCTCGTTTGCATTTTTTGACGCAGGTTTTGACGAATACGCTGGAGGGCGGCGTTTGCTTTTTGTGCTCGGCAGGCTCATTTCTACTCACCCGCCTCATCAGCAGCCCGCTCTTCAGGGCCATATAGCTCAAGATTTGAACCGTGGTCCGTTATCCCGCAGGCCTGACAATAATACACGGGAATCCAGTTCACCTCATAAAGTGCTTCGCGCTCTTCCCCACATTTTGTGCAGCGGCTTGCTTTGTCGTTCATGCCACGGGCTCTCTTGGTGGAAAACCGTTCGTCCCGATATTGCTCCGGACGCCAAAAACCGGCGTGTAGTGCCGTCGTTTTGTTCCGGGGGTGTGGGCGTCTGGTTTCGGGGGATCAACCCACGTTTTTATCGGGTAGTTTCGCTCGCGCCAGTAGCGGACGATGCACCGTTGGAGGTACTCCGCGAAGCTTCGCTCGTTCTGGACCGTCTCTTTTCCTCCACACAAATTCTTATTCACAAAGCTCTCCCTCATCGATTCCATCGATTACGCCAGATAAAATTATCAAGTCTGACTATCACACGTTCTGACCATTGCATGAAAAAACTATGCCAAAACCAATGGCAGTATCGCTTTTCCCCGGTCATTTTAGCTGAATTTTCTTGCCGCAGTCGCACCACATATCTCCCTCCACCATCGTGGCCCAACAGTCTGCGGAATTGACCTTTTGGTTACACCACTCGCAAAGTTTCTTGGAAAAAGGGGGGAGGCCCCCCTTGGGGGAGGCCCCCCCTAAGTTGTCGCGGCACTCTTTGCGGGATGCCGCGATCAGGGAGGTGTAAGAAGATAGGCGGGAGTGCATTGGAATGTCAATGGGTTGGATTATATTGGACGGCTTCGTCCTTCCAGGCCCAATGCTCATTGTTTTCCGCGATTATGGCGGATAGGTAGCCAATCCGGTTACCCTCAAAATCAAAAATTTGCGCGACGCCGGAGGGTTCGTCTTGGCCTAGCAGGGCCTGTCGCAGCGTGAAGTGGGCCATGTTTTGAGCTTGCTCTAAATTTGTAAAAGCCCAGCCCCCCTCCGCGTCGGGTAGGCCCCCAATAGAGAACCGGATTCGGAAGGGAATGTCATCCGGTGGAATCATCGGCGGCTTCCTCGGCACTTTCCTCTTCCTCCGGGGGATCATCTCCCACAACCCAACCATAATCAGCTTGCCTAAGAAAGCTGCGAATTTCTGCAATCGGCCTGCTCCACGCGATAAAACTGACAATCGACCCAAACCCCACGGCGGATACCATGCTTGGCACCCCTATCAATTCATAATTTCCTCGTAAGTCACTGTAAACATAGAGAGAACCGCCGC